AGATGTTTATATAACACAATCATGGGCTAATTACACAGAACCTAATCAATATCATCATAAACATTCTCATCCTAATAGTTTTATATCAGGTGTATTTTATGTAAATGCTATAAAGAATGAAGATATGATTAAGTTTTATAAAGACTTACCATTTATATTTCAAATTAACCATAACCAAAACAATAATTACAATAGTCAAGATGTTGCTATTCTTGTAGAAACAGGTGATTTAGTATTGTTTCCTTCAAATTTTATACACAATGTTCCACCAACTACAAGTAAAGAAACTAGAATTAGTATTTCTTTTAATACATTTATAAGAGGAAATATAGGCGATGAAGATTCATCTACCGCTTTATATTTAAGATAATATGAAAACAAATTTACAAGATTATATTGCTATATATAAAGCTATTGAACCATCAATATGCAAACAAATTATAGAAAATTTTAATGAAGCACAATGGAGTAAACATTCTTATAGCGATCCAATAACACAAGAATCAACAACTTATGAAGATGATCTTGAGGTTACTTATCAAGATAAATATATGGATTATCTAAATAATAAGATAAGAGATTGTGTTAATGATTATTTAATTAATGTTGTTCCTATGCCTTTTCAATTACAAGAAACTTCAACTATAAGATTTAATAGATACCAAACAGGCACTAACATGAAATTTCATCACGATCATATTCATACATTATTTGATGGTGAAAGAAAAGGAGTTCCCATTTTATCTATTTTAGGATTGCTTAATGATGATTTTGAGGGTGGTGACTTTTTGATGTTTGATAGCAAAAAAGTAAATTTATCTGCTGGCGATATTATTCTATTCCCTTCTAACTTTTTATATCCTCATGCAGTTACTACAGTCACAAAAGGCACAAGATATTCTTTTGTTTCTTGGGGTTTTTAAGGTATAATCTTTAAATATCATAAGACATAATTTCCGCATTGCGTCAGAAAGATGCTTGCGTTATTAACCTTGTAAGGAAAAATTATGGCTATCTTTAATAAAAACACACTCCGTCAAGTTTCAGGATTTGACAATCAGATTATCGCTGGCGAACTTGTATATAATCAAGCTACCTACTGGAATCTAACACTTACTCAAACATCCACAGATTTGCCTATAGACCTAACTGGCGCTACTATTAACGCATCTATTATTCGCAGACAATTATCTAATGTCAGAGATAGCCGTTATGGCCTTACTTTTGACATAGCTGATTACTCACCGCCACCTAGTGCAGTTACGCTTACTATTACAAATAGAGATAATGCTAATGGATTATTTACATTGGTTATTGATGAAGGCGCATGGGGTGTTATAGCAAGCGATCCTCAATTGGATATTAACGCTGCTGATCCTGTAGGATTTTCAGGTCGCATCAAAATTTCATACCCTGCAAGTGGCTCAACGCCAGCACAAGATTTAATTATTTTCTTACTATTCCTAGTAAGATCAGACGGAGTGATAAACTAAAATGGCTATTATTAACGCAGAAATTCAATCAGCAGCAGAGCTTACATTAACAATTGATCGTGGGATCATTGGAAGTTCGGGCGCTTCAGGCTATTCAGGTTTTTCAGGCTATAGTGGAGTAAGTGGAGCTGGAACTTCAGGTATATCGGGTTTTAGTGGATTTAGCGGCTATAGTGGATCAGGTATATCAGGTTATTCAGGTTATTCAGGAATAGGCACAAGCGGCGTATCAGGATTTAGTGGAGCTTCAGGTGCTAGTGGTCTATCAGGATTTAGTGGCGCGGTTGGCGCAAGTGGAATATCGGGCTTTAGTGGTATAAGCGGATATAGCGGATCAGGCATTAGCGGTTATAGTGGTTTTTCAGGATATAGTGGCCAACAAGGAACATCAATTAATATTATTGGAACTGTTCCAACACCTGCATCTTTGCCACCAAGTGGAAATTTAAATGATGCATACATTGTAGAATCCGATGGTGATTTATATGTATGGGATGGATCAGCTTGGGTTAATGTAGGCCAAATTGTAGGGCCACCTGGCGCTAGTGGTATTTCAGGTTTTAGTGGCTATAGCGGACAAAATGGGTTAAGTGGTTTTAGCGGTTATTCAGGCCAAAATGGTTTGTCAGGATTTAGCGGATATAGCGGAGCTATTGGAGCTTCAGGATTTAGTGGTTATAGCGGTGCTGATGGGGCAAGTGGTATATCAGGTTTTTCAGGATATAGCGGATCAGGCGTAAGTGGCTTTAGCGGCTATTCAGGCTATAGCGGACTTGATGGCATATCAGGTGATAGTGGCTTTAGCGGTGAAGCTGGCCCACAAGGAACTTCAGGCTTTAGCGGCTATAGCGGAATATCAGGCTATAGTGGCGAAGTAGGCGCACAAGGTTTTTCAGGTATTAGCGGATGGAGCGGCGAATCAGGTGCTAGTGGCTATTCAGGTATTAATGGTTTAAGTGGCTATTCAGGTTTGAATGGCACTTCAGGTTATAGTGGCTTTAGTGGTTTTAGCGGTCAAGTAGGCGCTTCGGGCATATCAGGCTTTTCAGGTTATTCAGGTGAAGTTGGCGCACAAGGATTTAGTGGCTTTAGCGGCATTAGCGGATGGTCAGGTGAATCAGGCTATAGTGGTATTAATGGCTTGAGTGGTTATTCAGGCCAAGATGGTGCATCAGGAATAAGTGGCTTTAGCGGCTATTCAGGTGAAGTTGGCGCTTCAGGTATATCAGGCTTTAGCGGATTCAGCGGTATTAGTGGTTATAGCGGCCAAGTAGGTGCTAGTGGCTTTAGCGGAATAAGTGGCTATAGTGGAGCTGAAGGTGCATCAGGTATCAGCGGCTTCAGCGGATTTAGTGGCGAAGTAGGTGCGTCAGGTATAAGTGGCTTCAGCGGTTTTAGCGGAATTAGCGGTTATAGTGGTGAAGTAGGTGCTAGTGGAATTAGTGGTTATAGTGGCTATTCAGGTGCTACAGGCGCACAAGGTCAATCATCAAGTTTCTTTGAATATAATGCTAACACAGCATCAACTTCAGGTTATCCAGGCAATGGTTATTTATTATGGAATAACGCAACTCAAGTTAGTGCTACTCAAATTAATGTTAGTCATTTGACTGACAGTAATGTTGATATTGATATTTTCTTATCTAGTTTGCAACCAAGTGAAACATTTGTTATTCAAGATAGAACTGTAAGTGGAAATAATCAATATTGGTCAATTACAGGTGCTACAACAAATATTGATGGCGGAACTTCTACTAGCTATTGGACTATTCCTGTAAGTTTAATTTCATCAGAGGGAACAGGCACTACAAATTTTGGAAACAATCATAATTTATTTTTAGCAATTGTTAATGGTGTATCAGGCTATTCAGGTTTTAGCGGTTATAGTGGATTTAGCGGAGCAGTTGGCGCTTCAGGCTTTAGCGGTATTAGCGGTTATAGCGGTCAAGATGGTGCGTCAGGTATAAGTGGTTTTTCAGGCTATAGTGGTTTTTCAGGCGAAGTAGGTGCGTCAGGATTGTCAGGCTTTAGTGGGGCATCGGGAATTAGCGGATGGAGTGGTGCAGTTGGCGCTTCAGGCTTTAGCGGTTATAGTGGTGCTATAGGTGCTGAAGGTATAAGCGGATATTCGGGCTATAGTGGTTATAGCGGTGAACAAGGCGAATCAGGCTATAGCGGCATCAATGGTGCTTCAGGCATCAGCGGATTCAGCGGCGCTAATGGTGAATCAGGATTTTCAGGCTTTAGTGGCTATAGCGGATCAGGCATCAGCGGCTTTAGTGGTTGGAGCGGTGAAGTAGGAACTCCAGGTGCAAGCGGTTATTCAGGTTATAGTGGTCAAGATGGCGCTCAAGGCTTGTCAGGCTTTAGTGGTATTAACGGAACATCAGGTATATCAGGCTTTAGCGGTGCTACAGGTGCATCAGGCTTTAGCGGCTTTTCAGGATTTAGTGGGGCTGCAACTGGCGTAACATTAGGTGATTGGACAATTGGTAATTCAGGAACTAAAATGTATTTTGCATTTAGCGGTGTAAATAAATTTAGTTTAGATTCATCAGGTAACTTTGTGGCAATTGCCAATGTAACGGCTTATGGCACATTAACTTAAAAGGATAATAATGGATAAGACAAAACAAGATGCTTTAGCTTATGCTAAACAGTATGACGATCAATTATATAGATATTTATTATCTAACAATTATGAGCGAGCGGTTTTTCTAAAAGGCGATCCTGTATTACCTAGAGAAGCCACTCGTTATCTATGGGCTAACCGCAATCTATTAGGCAAGAACATTCTTGAAATAGGTTGCTCTACAGGTTACGGCTCTCAATTTCTTCCAAACAATATTAATTATATGGGATTAGATTATGATCCTATTATTATTGATGTCGCCCGCGAACAGGAATGGGGTTTAAACGCATCTTTTACAAACGCTGATATAAATACTTATCCTTTAGCTCAATACGACACCATAATCGCTTTTGAATTGATTGAGCATGTTGTGAATGGATTAGAGATAGCTCAAATGCTAAAAAATCATTGCAAAAGACTTTTATTAACTACGCCACACAATGAGCCTAAAGGTTTTTGGGGTGAACACCATAAGCTGCATGGTTTAAATGAATCAAACTTTCCTGACTTCCAATATAACTATATTAATGAGCATGGTTATATTACAGAACAATTACAAGAAATTAATGATAAAAATAGATGCAACCTTATGATTATGAGGTGGGATCGTGGCTAAAGTTCTATGCTCTATAGCAACAAGAGGTCGTTACCAAACTACTTTACCTTTAGCTCTTAACGCTATAATTAATCAGACAAAATTGCCTGATAAACTTGTTATATTTGATGACAATGATGAGCCTGAAGATGTCCGCAATAATAATATTTATCAACATTTATTTAGCATCATGGATTACAAAGGCATTAAATGGGAATGGGTATATGCGGCTAAAAAAGGCCAACACCATATTCATCAATCAGCTAATCGCATGGGTTATGATTGGGTATGGCGAGTGGATGATGATGCAATACCCGAACCAAATGTATTAGCCGAATTATATTCTTGGATCAATGACGATGTTGGCGCTATAGGCGGAGCTATATTAACTTTGCCAATTAATCCTGATACATCTAAAAACACAGGCAAAATAGAAGATATTGATAAAGAGCCTAATATTCAATGGGCAGAAATAAAGAAGCTAAAAGAAGTTGAACATCTTCATTGTTCTTTTCTTTATCGCGCTGGGGTGCATGATTACAATCTAGGACTTTCAAGGGTAGCGCACCGAGAAGAAACTTTATTTACTTATGGATTATACCTAAAAGGATATACAATTCTTGCAGCTCCACATGCAAATACTTGGCATCTTAAAAATCCACAAGGTGGAATTAGATCAGAATCAAATCAACAACTATATCAGCATGATGAATTAATTTTTAGAAACACTTTAG